GTCAGCACTTCATCGACGATGCCCGGCAATTCGAGCCCGGTCTTGGCGCCGTCGATCTGCGGCACGAAGACCTTGCGATTGAAGTCGTCGAGTTTCTCATCGAGGATGCCGACGAAGAACACGTCCTTCATGCGGGTGTGCTGAAGATGCGTGATCCAGCCGATCATCTCGCGGCCATGCAGGCCGTAAGCGCCGCGGATGTCAGGCTTGCCGGTCTTCTCGGAGAAGGCCTCGGGCTGTTCTTTTGCCCACTGGAAGCAAAGGCGGCCCGCGACCGTGATCGAGTCCACAAAAATGGTGGCGTATTTGTCCAGTGCCCGCGGATCGCCGAACTTGGCGCAGGCGTCTTTGAAGTGACGCTGGCTATAAGGACGGCCATCTGGAATGGCAGGATTAGCGCCGCCAATGAAGACCGCGAAATCACGGCACTCTTCCCAGGTGCGCGGGCGGATCGTGTCGCCGCTCCAGCCCTCGATGGCGAGATCACCCGCCTCAAGGTCATAGAACAACGTTGTGTCCGGCGGCAGCGTCCACAGCAGTGAGGTCTTGCCAATTCCGCTGCGGCCGAAGATGACCGCCTTGATGCCACGGCGTTCAGCCAGCCGCTGATCGGCGAGAATGATGGGGAGCGACATCAGTTGCCCTCCTTCTCGACGATCAGCTCGAACGTCTCCTTACCGGCACGCACAGTGCGCGACGGCTCGAACAGCAACCGGATGTGCTTTGGCCAGGAGGTGTAGTTGCGCTCTGCGACCTTCAGGCTGATCTCGACATAGTCGCGCGGGTCTTCGCCCTCAGCCTTGATCCGCTCGACGAGACCATCGAGGTCACGCTGGTTCCATTCCACCTTTTTCGGCAGGTCGGCCACGACTGTGACATCACCATCGGTGAAGCGCGCAACGCCGAAATCCTTTTCGGCATCTGCTCGTGCAGCCTTGGCGCGCTCGGCATATTTTTGCAGGAGGGCACCGTCGAGCCAGGCAACGGTGAGCTTGGCCTTGCGCAACGCCTGATCGGCCTCCTTCTGAAGGCGCGCGAGTTCCGTCGCTGGTAGGCCAATGATCTCGGCGATCGGCAGACGCGCGAGCGCTTCGAGCGTGATGTGATTGAGGATGGTCATGCCGCCACCCCGTCGTTGGGGCTGCGGCGCACGCCGGGCGTCGCTTGGCGGGTCTGCTCCACCTCATAGGCTTCGACGTCTTCGAGGCGGTACGCGACGCGCCCGCCGATCTTCATGAATTGCGGGCCTTCGCCCGTGAACCGCCACCGCTCCAATGTGCGGGGCGATACTGTCCAGCGAACCGCAAGTTCGGTTTGATTCAAATGCCTCGTAGTCATTCAGGTCTCCATCGGTTTGTGAGCAACCGTGGGGAGGACCTTGCCTGAGGAGGTTGAAGGGGACGGGAAGGTGGAAGGAAGGGAAAACGGAAGGAGCGCGTCGGCAATGAAAAAAGCCGCCAGAGGGCGGCTTTGTAGTCAAGGTGACGGTGGGCTCAAAACTCGATCCAGCACTGACCAGCTTTTTCCTTGATGAATTTTCGCCAGTGCTTGTTGCCGCTGAATGCACGACCGAGGTTTGTCACTTTGTCCCCCGCCTTCACTTCCACAAGCACATCTGCGGTTAGCCAGACCGGATCGCCGCTGTTGTAGGCATCCACCAAGATCTTGAGGATTGCGCGGTGCTGCAAACCAGTGAATTCAAATTTCGCGTCACCGATGTAAATGGTGCCGTAGTCAGGCGAATGCTTGACCGGCTTGAGCAACGAGGAAGGCACAAGCATTAGCCGCTTTGCGAGAATGGCTGGATCGACGACGATGCCGTCAGGCGCCTCAAGAACGTCACGCATCGAAACAAGGACATGACTGACAGCATCCAGGTCCAGGCAGTCAGCCGTTGACGTGATTACAATACGTAAATCTGCGGGCGGGCGTCTGGCCACCATGGCCTCAAGCGCGCTGCGGTGCCGGGCATCAGAAAGCTTGCGAGCGAACCATACCGAAACCGGCTTGCCGCGGCCGTGCAGCCGCACAGTGCCAAGGTCCCAGACAACATTGGGAACGAGGGGGTCCTTGCCTCCTTCTGAAAGGTGTTCGCAGCTGACCAGAAGTTGGTTGAGGAACTTCGTCATCGCCACACCGTAAATGGCAAGTTCCTCAGCGGGCACGGCAACCCATCGGCCGTCGCTGGCGTGGTAACCAAACGATCCCTGTTCCGCCGACCAATCCACCCGCGTTGGTTCATCTTCGAAATCGTCCATCGAGGCGACGGTTTCCGCCCGCCCGACGTTCAGCAAGATCCCAGACCCCATCAGCATGTGCGTAGCTTCACCGTAGCTGCCGGTCATGATCGAGCCTGCCATTCTGGCCGACCGAGTTTCGAGAATCTTCAGCAGGAGGTCGACGGCTCCCTTATGTGCTATCCGCCCCATCGATTACCTCCAGCTTGCCTTTCAAGATTCCCCAGTCGCGCAAGTACTTCTCTCCAACCAGCTGTTCAGCCGGGGTCATGCCCTTCAGGTTGCAGCCGTGTGGCACGGTGATCGTCAGGTTCAAACTCCGAGACCGGCGTGACTTGCCCTGGGGAGCGAGCTTGACGATCAGGCGCGCTCGCGTGATGGACCAATCATCGCGCCGTTGCGCGGCAGGACCGATATGCCGGTCTGCCATATCCCAGATGGTTTCACCTCCCGAGCCATCGCATTCTAGCGTGACGCGCTGCCCTGTCAGGTCTAGCGGCTGGAAACGAAGCTCGCGAACCTGAACCCTTTCGATCACCTGATCGGCTGGGGCCCGGGGATCGGTCGGGAAGTCGAAGGGCACCATCAGGACGCTCAGGTCATATTCGCGCGCAGGCAGAATCTCGCCCTTGAACTCGATGTCCATAAGCGTGCGGCCCATCATGCTCGCCATGGCAACCCGAATGTCTTTGTCGCCTGCTACGACCTCGATCACGCCTTCGCCGGGCTCATAGGTGAGTGAGGCTTCAAAGACCGGTTTCACGAGATGCCGCTGCAATTTCCCCGCGGCATCAAAACCAAGCGCATCATCCGGGCGACCTTCACGATAGACGGCGACTTGGACGAGCTGGTGGCTCGCACGATCAAGGGTCACGCGGTGACGGTCGAATACGTCGACATGAACATTGCTGGTATTGAACTTCTTCTGGATCTCGGTCGTGAACGCATCGCGCGAAAACTGATCCTTGCGAACCAGTTTGTGCTTTTCGACCACGAAGCCCTGCCACATCCGCCCGCGGCGTTTCTCGTCATTGTAGCGGACGTCTTCGGCCAGCTGAAAATTCACGGGCTCATTCATCAGGACCCAAAGCGCGCGATTATGTCCGCCGGCAACTGTGTCAAAAACCACGCGGTTGCTGACCACCGACAACAAGGCGTTTTGCCCAGGCTCGTCGGCCAGCGCGATGATGCGGTTGATCTCAAGGATCAGCGCCTCCCGATCGGCCTCCAAAAATGTGTCCATCGCTGCGATCAGCGTCTCGACCACATCGCCATCAGAGCCGGTCCAGGAGACCGTCGCAGGTAAGGTGAAGGGCTTGGTGGCAAAGTAAGCCTTAAGGCTTGGCACCGGGGTCTTCCTAAAGAATGAAGTGACTGGTGCCATTCAGGGTCCTTTCAGGGGCGGGGATGGGTTGGGAATCTCTACTAGGAACATAACAAGAACGATTAATGTTGAAAACACTGACGATCGCTCTCTCCACATCTTTCATCGAGGCGGTGCGTTTGGTCGCGAGATGCCCCGATTCGGAAGCCTTGGCACCAACACTGGAGGGAGATCTCCAGTGAAGCTGAACTTGTCCACACCGCAGGATTTCCCAGCGTTTCTCTACACTTACTTTTTCTTCTCAGGCCATTGAAACTGCTTGTTTTTGTCGATTTTTAACCGCACCTCTTGCTCATCAGCGCCATCACAAACGGTCTTAATGAGCATGACTTCCTCACCCCCAAACTGGACCCCGCCCGAGCGGATGATCAGCTCTGAGCGGCTGAATGAACTGGCGCAGATTCTTTGCGTCGGCTTGCGTCGTATCCTGCCTCAACAGTCCAGTTCTTTATCTGCGCCAGCGCCAGACAGTTTGGTCGACTTCTCGCCCCTAAAGAGCGGTGTACGTCGTCACAAACTACGCAACCGAGTTAGAGGCTGATGATGAAAATTGCGACAAAAACGAAACCCCAAGCGCTGCCGCGCGCCGGTGAAGATGCAAGGTCCGACGGCACGGTGCTGGCCCAGCTGTCGGCCCTGCAGCGCCTGTCCGTGAACCAGCTCAAGGTGAAGTGGGAAGACCTCTTCGCCACGGCGGCACCAAACAACAGCCGCGGGTTTCTGGAAGTGCGGATTGCCGGGCGCATCCAGGAGTTGACCTATGGCGGGCTCACGCGCGACACGCGCCGCACACTGGACAACCTTGCCGATGAGGCCGAGGGCAAGATCACGCGGAAGGGCATGGCCGATGACGCGCGCAACCCGCTGCCGGGCACGAAGTTGGTGCGCGAGTGGGATGGCACGGAGCACACGGTGACCGTCTTGGCTGACGGCTACGACCTCGCGGGCAAGAAATTCAAATCGCTCTCGGCCGTCGCCAAGGCCATCACCGGCACGAGTTGGAACGGGTTTCGGTTTTTCGGGCTGCGTGACAAGCAAAAGAGCGGGGCATGAGCATGTCATCCATGGCCACGATGCCGCGCCGATCCCGCTGCGCCGTCTACACCCGCAAGTCCTCCGAGGAAGGCCTCGACATGGAGTTCAACTCGCTGGATGCCCAGCGTGATGCCTGCGAAGCCTATGTCACCAGCCAAAAGGCGGAAGGCTGGGTTGCCCTGCGTGACCGCTATGATGACGGTGGCTTCTCCGGCGGCACGCTGGATCGCCCTGCGTTAAAGCAGTTGCTCAGCGATATCGAGGCGGGGCTCATCGACGTCATCGTCGTCTACAAGATCGACCGCCTGTCGCGCTCGCTGATGGATTTTGCCAGACTGGTCGAAGTCTTTGACCGCAACAACGTCACCTTCGTTTCCGTGACCCAAGCGTTCAACACCACCACATCCATGGGGCGGCTTACGCTGAACATCCTCTTGAGCTTTGCGCAGTTCGAGCGCGAGGTGATTGGCGAGCGCATCCGCGACAAGTTTGCCGCCTCGCGCAAGCGCGGCATGTGGATGGGTGGCTTCGTGCCGATGGGCTACGACGTCAAGGACCGCAAGCTGGTGGTCAACGAAGCCGAGGCCACAGCTGTGCGGATGATATTCGATCGCTTCGCAGCCCTTGGTTCTGCATCGATACTGGCCCGTGCGCTGCAGGCCGAAGACGTTCGCAACAAGCGCGGCAAGCGCATCGACAAGGGTTTCATCTACAAGTTAATTGGCAGCCGCGTCTATTTAGGCGAGGCGGTGCACAAGGGCATGTCCTATCCCGGCGAGCACGACGCCATCATCAGCCAAGACCTCTGGGACCGCGTTCACTCCATACTGAAGCAAAGCCCGCGCGACCGGCGCGCCAAGAACCGCAACAGCTCAGAAGCGCTTCTCAAGGGCCTCATCTTCACCGACACGGGCACAGCCATGACGCCGACCTACACACGAAAAGGCGAGCGGCTCTATCATTACTATACGTCGATGGACCTGATCCGGAACCGCGAGACGAACGGCGCTGGTCCGATGCGCCTTGCCGCCGCCATGGTGGACGGCGCGGTCATCGCCGAGATGCGGCGGATCATCGGCGCACCCGAGATCGCAGCGCGGGTGATTGAGGCGCAGCGGCGCGAAGGCGGGGACACGGACGAGCGCACCATTGTGGCTGGGCTCCAGCGGTTCAACGACCTCTGGGATGCACTCTATCCCGCCGAGCAGGCCCGTATCGTCCGGCTCCTCGTGGACAGGGTCACAGTCGGCCCAGCCGGGATGGCCGTCGATCTGCGCAACAACGGCATCACCACGTTGGTAAGGGACTTGTCCGCTAACACCCACATGGAAGCCGCTGAATGATGCAAAGCAGCGATACCACCCGCGTGTTCATCCCGCTAACACAGCGGCGGCGCAACGGTCGACCACGGATCTTGCCGCCTGAGCCGGGAACGCATTTTCAGCCGCGGAGCCAGGATCCGCACATCCTCAAGGCAATTGGGCGAGCCTGGGCATGGCGGCGTCGGCTCGAGTCCGGTGAGGCCACAACCATCTACGACATTGCCGAGGCCGAGAAAGTCACTGACCGCTTCGTCAGCCGCATGATGCGGCTGGCCTACCTGTCACCTGACGTGCTGGAGCGGTTACTGCTCACGCGCGATCCGCCGTCGGTTTCGCTGATTGACCTCATTGAGGCTGTCAATCTGCCTTGGTCGGAGCAGATGGGGCGGGTGTTTTCCTAAGGTGCGCGAAACCGCGCGGCATCACAGTGCTCTCTGTTGCCGTAGGTTTGCCCAATTCCTAGGATCCGGGCTATAGATCAAATCTGGGAATTGTGCGTAGGCAGCATGTACGAAATCGAAATGCACGAGATGTCTGATGGTTTTCTGCCTTGCTGGAGGGCGGCAGGAATACACTTGAGCAAACAAGTGGATGGTGGTCT